TCCGTCGTCACCGGTAAATACGGGCTTCCCATCCAGGACTTCCCCGTATTGCTTGCCATCCACTTCAACGATCTTGAGCTTCATTGTTTCTCCTCGCAGGCCATCCGGCCCAGTGCGCCCCGCTCATCCGAACAGACAGGCAATAAAAAGCCCCGACGTATGCCAGGGCTGAATGATTTGGTTTGTGGTTACAGGCCGGCTCTGGCGAATGCCGCGGCGTCCTGTTCGCGCAGCTGATCAAGGGTGAGCATCTTGCCCTTGTCGTTGTAGAACTGATCCAGATCGAGCCCGCCATCACGCAGCAGCTTGCCGCGCGCCGGGCCTAACACCTGATCCTGCCTTGCCACGCTCTGCGACTTGATCCAGTCGCCGTAATTCGTGGACTGCGGCACCTGGCCGTCCATGCTCGCCCGCGTGCCTTCTGGCAGGCCTTTGGACAGACGCAGCGCCTCGTAGCTCTTGATGATCGGCATTGAGGTCGACCGGCAGCACCAATGCAGCTTGCCTGGCCCACTGAGCCAGGGGACTTTGTGGCCGACTGGCGCATGCTTGCTGTCGTTGGTGTAGACGAGACGGTCACGCAGTCGGCATGGGGCCGACGTCTTGTTATCCAGGGTGCTGAGCCAGCGAACCTCATCGACAAGGTCGTCGTTTTGCTGGTAGTAGGCCTCGCGGGCACCCTGAGCGGTGTGGCTGATCGCCGTCCGCACCACTGAATCAAGGTCGCGCCGACTGCGCTCGATCAAGCCGTCAGCGTAACCCTCTGCCCTGGTGCCCATGATGCGGCGAACGATCTGGTCAGTGGTTTGGCCTTCGGTCATGCCGATGCGGATGCCGTCGCGAATCTTCGCCGCCCGGCCTGCCTCAAGGTCGCCTATCCATTCCTTGAGCAAGCGCCCCTGGAATGGCCGGCTGAGCGCGATTTCTCGCACCTGCGCCAGGTTGACCGTATTCAGCTTGACCTCGACCAGAACCTGGCCGGGAATGACCCGCGTGAACAGCGCCCCCTGATACTCGACCTCGTACTGGCCGATGTCGACGACCGACTCAGCCATGACCTCGCCAATCGAGGCATAAATCGACTTGTTCAGCTCCAGCACCGACACCAGCACGGCATTGAGGTGCTTGGCCGTGTAGGAGTCGGCACCCAGGCGCTCGATGGCGCCGATCAGCCGGGCGCGTAGATCGGCGTCCACGCTATTCAGCAGCTTGATGACCTTGCGCGCCTCGGAATTGCTGAGGTGTTGCAGGTCAACCGCATGACCGATCGATGCCGATTGCAGTTGCTCGTTGACCGTTGCCATGTCAGAGCGCCCCTAGTGCTGGTCCTTGTTCCTCGATGCGCGCCTTCTCGGCCTCCCAGTCGATCTCGTCACTGATGACGCCACGGCGCTGCATTTCGGAGTAGAGCGTTTCGTCGCTGAGCTTGCCGGAGTTGGCCATGCTGATCAGGTTGGGCAGAGACACTTCAGGCGCGAAGTCGCTGTCGAAGTTGCCGCGCATTTCGACGTGACCACCGTCACCCAGGCTGCCGTAATCGGCCAGGATTTGGAGCACCTGAGCGATGCAGTCAGCGAATTGACCAGCCAGGCGAGCCAGCGGGGATAATTCCTGCGCTGCTTCCTCGTTGGCCTGTGCCGCCGTCTTCACGACCTGCTTGTCCTTCTGGAGCAGCTTTGCCCCGGCCATGCGCATATCGTCGACCAGATCGTTCAGCGAGTCGCGGCCGGCGGTGATTGCCGCACCGGTGTGCTCGACGTACTTGGCGTTGCCGTCCTTCGGCATGCGGGTCGCGCTGGCCGAACTGATAGTCAGCTGGAATTCTTCGTTGTCGGTGAACACGAACAGCAGCGGAACGCGGGCAACGTGCAGCAAGTTGTCCTGGTCGCTCTGTGACTGCCAGTGCTTGACGTTCAGGTGAGCCAGTTCGAGCAGTGGCGGCTTAGCAGTCATCGGCCCCGTGCGACCCGAGTAGAACGTCACCCATGGAATGTATGTGAGGCTGGTTGATCCCGCCCCGTTCAGTTCCCATGCGCCGCCATTATCGGCCTTTCGGTAGGTGCGCCAGCTGCCCGGCTCCAGCACGCGGACTTGATCCACGCACTTGACGCCGAAGTCACCGTCTGCGACCTCGACCGACTCCATGTAGCGAACCTGCACAAGCTTGCCGCCGGCGAAGCGCCAGCCGAGCACTTGGCCCGGTTTGATGATGACGGCGTAAGGGCGAACCCCTGCCGCCTCTTCCTCGGCGACGGTCTTGTACAGTTTGTTGCCTTCGGCGTCGAGGGTCGGCTGATGCTCGATCATCGCGTGACAAAGGCCGCTGGCCAGCGCAGAGCGGAACCACTCGACCGACCACGAATTGAGGTCGTTGCCGCCCAGGTCGATGTCATCGCAGAGCAGCTTGACCGGCTCGGGAATGTCTTCGCCCAACTGAAGGGACTCAGCGAATACTCGGGAAGTGCTGCTGCTGACCGTCTCGGCGTAGGCCGGGAGCAGCGTGGACAGGGCCAGGCGCTCTTTGTAAGTGTCGTCCTTTTCAGCTGGATACTGAGGCAGCAAGGCCTTGCCAGCCGCCCGCATGGCCTGAGTCCCGCCCATCAGCGGATCGACAATGGCCCAATACTCGCGCATGCGGTCTACCGCCGGGAGCTTGATGCTCGGGTCGTCGTTGCTCATGGTTAAATTCTCAGGTCTTGGGTTTGGGTTGGTACAGGCTTGCGCTTGGTCATGGCGACCGCGAAGTAACGGAAGGCATCGGAACCGTGCGAAGTGCTGTCGTGCAGCGGCTTGTCTTTCCAGCAGCCATGCTTGTCGTCCCACTCCTTGCGGTAACCCTCAAGGTGGGTGATGCCTTCGTCGCACTTCTCTTCATCGAACACGCAGCGCGGCAGGATCTCCCGAGCCGCTTCAATACCAGTGTCCACGCCGATCTTCGGGACAACCTGAAACTTCAGGCTGTATTTCACGCCGTCGATCTCGTAGCCCTCTTTGGCAATGTCCTTGCGGCTCTTGGCATCGCTGCCGAACTCGCGGTTTTCGATGTCGTGCGGCCCCCAGTGCTCGGAATAGGTGTAACCCTTGTCCTTGAGCACCTTCATGTAATGCCGCAGGCCTTCGCCGCTGTTCTCGTAGTAGTCGATGACGTGGTATTCGGTGCCGACCTGACGCACGAACCAGATGGCCGTGGAGTCGCCGACGCCGATGTCCCAGATAGTCATGACCGGCAGATGCGAGTTGTTCGGCAACTTGCCGATTCGCCCTGCCGCGTAAAGCTTGGTGAACTGCTGGGCGTAGTAGGCGCCCTCTACCGACTGCTGGAAGGCTTCGACAGGGATCGACGGGTATTCCCGCTTCATGTCATCGCCGAGGGTCTTTTCCTTGGCGGTGTACCAGGCGCGCTGCCCGGGGTTCGTCTGGATGCCGTGCTTGGCCTCCAGTTCGTTGAAATAGTCAGTCAGGCGCTGCGGGATAACCGCCGTCGCCGGGTCCAGCCAGTACAGCGGGTTGCGCCACCAGCTGAAGAAGAAGAACTTCCAGTCGAGCAGACCCAGCGGCGCACCGGACAGTTGCTGCTTCTCGGCGCTCTGTGAGTAGTCGAAGAAGTAGCCGGCCCGGCCCTCTGCCGTCGACTCGATGGTGACAAAGCAATCTGCTGCCACCGCCTCGAAGGCGCCAGTGACGATCTCCCGCGCCTTGTGCGGATACTTGGCGCAGATCTTCCCGAACTCGGAAACGTGCAGATAGCGCAGCGTGCCGCCACGGAAGGACGTGCTGACGTAGAGCGAGCCGCCTTTGCTGAATACCAGTTCGCCCGCCGCGTCATTGCGTGCCGGGTTGGCCGCCTTGATCTCAGCCGGCAGGTTGTCGTAGGCGTACTTGATCTTCTCCCGGAACAGGCGCTTGGCGTCCGTCAGGGTGTGAGCGATCAGCGCGCACTTGGCAGCCTCGAACAGAGCAGCATCCAGCTGGACGATGCAGACCAGAGTCGTGAACCCCAGCTGACGCGCCTTGAGGATGATGTTTCGGGTGTGCATGCCCTGGAAGTAGTCGATCTGCTCCTGCGTCATGCGGAAGCGGACCTTCTTACCGTTCTTGTCGGTGATCCAGTACAGAGAATTCAGTCGCCAGAAT